CATCACCAATCCGAGATCTTAGCGTGTTCTCGAGAAGACCTTTCTGTTTCTTGAGTTCAGCTTGCTTCTTCTTTATCTCTAACAGTTGGCCTCTTATTTCTTTGTCTTCTTTAGAAGCCTCTATAAATAAATCAGGGTCTGGCCGTTGATGCATTAGGCTTAAGATTTCTTTAGCCTTATCGCTGCCATCTGGAGGGGGAGGCTCGTTACCAGTAATGTGCTTTTCCCACCAGTTATTGGCGAGTTCAATAATCTTCTCCCCAAGCTCCCGGTCTCTTTGGATTCGATATATTCTCAAATCATCGAGCCCGAAGAATGTGGCGATGTCCCAATAGGGCGCATCTACAACCTCCATGTAGACTCGCATCTGCACTTCCACATCAAGAGGAATGTCCTGGCTTCCGTCTTTGCCCCACCCCTTTCTAAATCGACGGGTCTTGGCATCCATTCCAAAGCTTGTGCCATTCATTTTAACAAGGCCGTCTGGCGTTCCGAATATTCTCTTGTTGATTGGGTGCCAGATCAGGCCGGTATCCACAAGTTCGGCTCCCGAACCAAGCCTGTGTAAGTACATATCGCAGACGTACTTCTCCATCATGTTGCCACGCAATGCAGCCTGGCTGTCTTGTTGGGCCGTCTCTACCTGCAGTCCTGACTTGTCTGCCCAAAGCGCAAACTCGCTTTTCTCAAAGCACCCTATTTTCTGAGAGGGTTTAGCAGATGCGCAGATAATACAAGCGACGTCGGTTCCACCAAGGCCCCCCTTTCTTTCCCTTAACCATTCTTCTCTTTGCTTATTCATTGTTCCAATCCTTATTCATAGCCGGGGTGTATGTCAATAGTTGACAGTAGATGAGCACATTTTTGTCGACAAACCACTGGAACTTTAGTATTTTCTCATGCGAGAGTGTTTTATATGCGTTGTGAAGATTATAGAAAGAGCACTCCAGGTGCGAGCACAAGGGTGCTTTTCGTTGATTATTTAAACAAAAGAATGTCTCGTTACGATGTCACAATCACGGTTGCGCATCTAAGAGAACTTGAGAAGGGTAGAAGAATTCCATCTTTAGTGTTGGCTTTATCTATCCAAAAGGCAACGGGTGGCTCTGTGTCTGTAGAAGAATGGCCAGGCCTGAATCCACAAATAAGAAACTGATTGGAGGTTTCAAATGCAACAGATCGATCCACAATTTTTATCCTATATTCGTAAGGGCGGTTGGAAGAAAGAAGGAGATATGGCCCGTGTCATAAAGCGTCTCTTGAATCACATCGCTTGGCTTGAAGGAAGATCACGGGGGCCTGTGGTGGCTACTGTCGGCGCCCTTCGGGCTGAAGTGTCCGCTGGGCCAGACAATGTCCTTGGAACCAAAGATGATGTGGTTGTGATTAAGCGGGCTCCGGCTAAGAAAAAGAAAGCTCGGGCTAAAAAGAAATAAGGTCTTCTTCGAATGGGTTGGGGGTAAAAGAAAAGATTCCATGGCGAACCTTTTGCCTTGCATCCATGGCCCATTCGGTGACCTTCCCTTCCCACATTCTTCTGATCTTTGTTTCTTTTTGTGTATCGAAGCCTCTTCCGCTCGCTATGAGCAAGAAGCTTTCTGCGAAGAATGAATCGATTTCTGAAATAAGATCCTGGGTCATCATGTACAGAGTGTATGGCGACAACGCGATCCATTCTTGGATGAGAAGCAAGTCCTCTTTCGATGGTGGGCTTACCCCCGAGTCTTCCATCTTACCGATGTATGCGGCCACGTCGGTCATAATGAAAGAGCGATCCGTGTACTCCTCTTCTAAAGTAATGAGTTCACCCCTGCAGGAAAGGATCATCTCCGCACCAATAGCCATCAACATATTGGCCCTGTGCGAACTTTCAAACTCTTGAAGAAGCGTTGCCATGTGCAGCAACTCGCTCTTGTCTGACGGTGAAAGGTCAGATATCCGTTCCCAAGACGCTGGTCTCAGTCTTGGTGGTGTGTGGTTTTTTAGATAGTCGCACTGCTCCTCATTGCTAAGAAACAGTTCGATAGTCAACTCATCAGAACCTTGCATGCTTACTCCTTAGAACCATTGTCAGTATCTATTGGTTGAGGAAAAGCGAGGACCTCTGGGCGAATCCAGAGGTAGACCCGTTTGTTGTTTTTGCTAATCCTTTTTCTCCTCCACCCAAGATCCCTGAGGATGTCTGACACTCTCATCTGGGAGAATTTTGTCATCTGGTTTGCATCAAGATCCAATGCGTTGGACATAATTTCTGGTACAGACAATTCGTTTCTCGCAATCAGCCACTCTTCAACCATAGGCTGCCAAGGGTCCGTCTCTTTAAAGTCCTCGGAAACCTTCTTGAGGTCCGTCTCGTGCCGACCATCAAGCCACCAGGTTTCTCCTGCTCTAAACGCCGATACAGCTTCGGCCCACAACTGGTCCCTGTTTTCAATAAGCCATTCGACATTGACCTTTCCGATCTTCACAGGCCAGAACCTTCTACTACCTGTGTTGTCAGAAATGAATGACTCCTCATTAGTTGTTCCACAGAACACGCAATGCCTTTTTACGGTCACCGAATGACGGCCATACGCTGGTCGGTATGTGTCGAAGCCAGCCGAAAGGAAAGCCTTGGTTCTGCTGTTGGCTCTCTTTCGGATTGAGTCAAGCTCGGCTATCTCATAAATCCAGGCACGCCTAATCTGGCTGTACGCATTCGGAGAACCAATATCCATAGGCGTATCGCAGAAGTATTCATCACCAGCAAGGATTTGGAATGTTGTGCTCTTGCGTGCGCCTTGCGGGCCATAAAGAATCAAACAACAGTCAGCCTTTGAACCTGGGCGCACGGCCCTGGCTACAGCAGAGATCATCCATCTCCGGCCCATGTCACGGTTCAGGGAGATGTCATCGCCACCGACGCCATTCACAAGCCAGGAGCTTAGTCTTTCAACCCCATCCCACAGCAAAGAGTTGAGCCAATCGGTGAGTGGGTTCTTTGCATTTTCTTCTCCGACAAGGCGTGCGACTTCCGCAACGGAGGACGTCGAGACGCGCATCCCGTAGACGGCATCCATCCACATCTGAATCTTAGTGTCGTCGGTATCCTTATACTCTTGGTCGGCCCGCATCATGATGCCTTTGAATTGATCCTCCCAAATCTTTCCCTTGAGTCGCGTGTCATGGCTCAGGATCAGATGAATATTGCGACGGGTAGGTCGAACCACCACCTCTCCATTCTTTGTCGTGTATGAGTTAAGCATCGACATGACATCGCGCTGGGGCCCACCCTTCGACTGTTTTTTATTCTCTTTGGCCTTACCGTCCTTCACAGCCTTTTTCACAAGTCCGCGCAACGTTTGTCCATCAGCAATAGCAGTATCTAAATCAGGCAACTTACTTCTCCAGCTTCATTCGGTAAACTTTCTTACCGTCCAGGTTCTTCTTGATAGTTTCAGCATAAGCATCACCGGCCTGGTCTGGGTCTGTGCAGACGACAATGTCCAGATTGTCCGGTATTGATATTTTGTTTATTCGTGAGAAGGAACCAGAGGTCCCCGCAAGTATAGCAACGTTCATGTTCTCATGAATCGCCGCGGATGATGCACGGAAGAGATCCGTTATGCCCTCGCAGATTAGCAGGGCTTCCAACTCTCCATCGGGTTTGCCCCTCAGCATCTTCACTCCTTGCTTGTTTGCAAGTAGGAGACCGTTCGCCTCACACCCCTTTGGCCACCTACTCTTGGGTTTAATACCATTGTTGGACACGGAGCGAGCGTGCAGGCTTGCAACTTTTCCGTTGATCTCAAACGCAGGAGTCACGAGTCTCCATACTGGGGACCACGATGCGGGCCACCAGGCTGGCCAGTTGTATTGCTTCCTCAAAGGAACAGCCCTAACCATCCCTGTCTGAGCGAGAAGGTCCAGGTCGAACCTACGAAAACTCAGGAAGTCTCTCACCATTTGGTCCTCTTCACATCCATTCATCTGGAGTAGCGGTATTGAAGCCCTCCACAAGGAAGCAACTTGCCCAACACTCGGCCTCTTAGGTTGGTGTACGACAGGCTGTACATGCTCATACTTTTCAATGAGTCCAGTACTTCCGAACCAATCTCGCACCTTACCCTTCTGCTCGGGGCTCATATCCCTGAGCTTCCGGTCGAACATTGCATAAGAGACAAGGTCAACAACATCCCCGCAGTTACTGCACGTATGACACTTCCACGCAGTGCCCGCGCCATTCACTCCGACAGGGCCTCGCTTGTCTTCACTGCCACGATAAATTGCACCGCACGCCGGGCATGGTGAAACAGACTTTCCTTTCTTCACCGTTAGCCCCAGCCTTACCGCTGCGACTTGTAATGGCGTTCCCTTAGCTTTTTGTATCCACATCATTGCTCCCACTTGCTTTCCCATGCGGCCCCTGGCGCAAGCACCAGGAGCCTGTGGGAGCCCCAACTTGTGGGACCGGGCTGATCAAGCCCAAAGCTAAAACTTTCATTTAGTAATCTTGTACTCGAATACTTCTCCGGGCTTGACTGAAAACTCCAAATGGATTCCAGTCTCCTCCTTTGCTTTTGATGCCAGCCTCGCCAGCGTGTCTAAGGAAACAGGCGGCCTGTTCCTCGTAACCGTGCCCCACAAGGTTGTGTGACTGATTTTTAGGATTTCGGCTGCAGGTCTGAACCCGCCACCAATCGCTTCAAACAGTTCCTTCACGGCTGGTGTTGTATCTATTCTATCCATCTATCCCTCCGGTGTTACAGTCAGCCAATCATCGGGTTTGATCATGGCATCGGAATCAAGTTGTTCTTTGTCCTCAACCATCTCATACACAATCTCGCCTTGGAGAACGTCAGTGTTCTTTTTTCCGAGTTGTTGTAGTGCCCAATGGAGCGCATCGTCTTCATCTGCACCAAGCCCAATGACCTGGAGTTGGAAGAGGTATTCATTCATTCGTTTCTTCATTAGCTCTTTCTTTTATTAAAGGTGGAGATGGTGGGCCCAGTACAAAAACTCCCAAGACTTATAGGCCTATAGTGTTTATTGCTCCCACCATCTCCGGTAAAATAAGGCCACCACCCCCTACCCAACACCTCAGAAAGATGGAAGGCGGCGACCAAGAAAGAAGTAAAT